CGAGCTTTTCGGTCTTAAACGTACCGCCACCGGGCGGCGCGGGGCTCTGCTGTAGTTGCGCGGCCGCGTCGTAACTACCTAGCGTGGTCTTGAGGTCGGCGATTTCCTGCGCGCCGAACATCTCAGGCCACAGCAGGTCGCCTTCTTGCGTACGTGGGTCTTCGAAGCCGATACAGGTGACACATCGACGCTTCGATTCATACTCGGCCGGGAGAATCAGTTTTTCCCACCCGCCTTGTTCGATCGCCCACCCCGCAGGGTCATCCTCATGGACGCGCTGCATGATGAGCACTTGTGCGAATGTCGCAGGATCGACGCCGCGAGTGGACATCGCCCGCATGTGCGATAGGGCCTGCGCTCGCATCGCGGGGGATTCCGCGTCATTCGCACGTATCAAGTCGTCATTCACGACACAGTGCACGCGCTCGCCCGTACCGACGCCGCCGACTGACGTGTTGACGCGAAAGCCCTGGCGATCGTTGGCCACGTAGGGATCGGTCGCCTTCATCAATGAGAAGGCGTGGCCGAAATGCCTCTGAAACCATGGGCTGTCGATCAGCGCGCGCATCCGGTTGCCGTCGCGCACGGACAGATGCGACGAGTAGCTACCGAATAGCCAGCGATAGTGCGGTTGCCTGATCCAGTGCCAAGTCGGCCAAAACACGCAGACCGACAGCGACTTCATGTGACCCGGCGGGACATTGATCAGCAACTTCCTGATCTGGCCGCTCGACACGGCCTCCAGGTGCTCGGCGATCGCGTCGACGTGCCAACCGTGCCGATAGGTCGTCTCAGGTTCTAGCACCGGCCACGCTTGCCGGATGAATTCACTCAGACTGCGGCGCGCCTTCTCAGCGCGGATCGCTTCAAGTCCCGGTAGACGAGCCAAGCTTTGCGGCGAGAGCCTCGAGGTTCGAGAGTTCATCGTCGCTCAGGTTCGAAAGATCGGAGGGCACGCCCAACGTCGGCGCCGCGTCGCGTGCACGCTTGTTCATGTCGTCGACGGTGTCCTTATTGGCGCGCAACAGATTGATCGCGATTTCGCTCGATTCGTTAGCCATCCGCGTGAGGACTGCGACTCCCTTGAGAGCCGCGACGCTCTTCTCGTCATTGAGCGGCGTCGCATCGTCTATCTCAGCCACCTTGTTGTGCGCGATACCGGACAGTCGATGCGCCGTCGCCGCGCCGAACCGGGCAGCGCCAGCCAGATGATCGGAAATCGCTTTCAGGTCATCCGCAAGTGAACGTGCCGCCAACTGTTCAGAAACGTTCAGAAACGAAAGGGCACGTTCTGTATCAACTATTTGTTTCGCAACGCTTTTTATCGTTTCCGTGCGTTTAGAAAAGCGGGCGGAAATCGCCGCCTTGCTGACGCCATACTCACGTGCGAGCGAGGCTGCTGATTCACCGGCAAGCAACCGCTTTCCGATCGCCTCCCACTGATAGTCGGTCAGTTTCGATGGTCTTGCCATGGTGATTCGAGGTCGAGGTTGCCGCCGCCCGGAGCCTATTGGACCCGCGTTGCACGGGAGGAGGTGAAGGCTTACGTTGCGTCGGCGGCTGCCGCGGATGTCAGGGCTCTCACGGCCTACCCATGCGAATACAAAGCGCCCAGCACGCGGGCTGGGCGAATCCACGCCATTCCAGGCCTGGAGGAGACACCGCTCAGCCGATCGGACGCAGATACTCGACGCGCTCGACCGATGCGATCCCGGCGTCCGAGAAGTGCGGGTCGTGGACCAACGCGCCCTTGCTGTAGATCACGGCGTGATGCACACCGCGCGGCGACAGGCCGCTGGCGAGGTAGAACTCGGGCAAATCTTCGACCGGATGGCCATGGATTCTGACTCGCTCTAGCCCATGCGCCTTGGCGAGCCACTGATCGATCCGTTCATACCACTCACTGCGGCCGAACATGTCCTCGAACGGCGGCACCATCCAGAGCGGCAGTTCGAGCAGCGACGCGTAGGCGGCCGCGAGGCAGTTGCCGTTGTGAATACCGTCCGGCGCGTACAGCTTGGTTTATTTGACTGGAATCATTTTCCCGCGCGCTCGTCTTCGAGCATCTCCTGGCTGAGTCCACTGTACGAAACCATGTGGCCACCCGGAATCAGCCGGTTGGCCTCGACCTCGCAAGCGAGAACGTCCCGCGCCCACGCCATGGCTTTCGCACCATGTTGTCGACAGGAACCGAGATCGGAGAACTCGAATCCGTCAACCGTGATCTCGACGCCGCGCGACGTGTACTCGATCGTGACGCGGCCGAATTTCTCCAGATCCGAATAGGCGAGATCGGCCGGCGCGAGGATCATTCCGTGCATGGTGCCTGCGCAGTTTGAGAGGGGGGTGGAGGCCGCACCGGGACTTGAACCCGGACGCCACTGGGCTTTCATCTGAGTGGCCGCTTTTTGCCGATGTCTACCGATTCCACCATACGGCCGCCAAACGTGAGAGAGACATCAGCGAGCCCGCCAACCCGTTCGCCGCATGGGCGCGCTTGGCCAGCTATGCCGGCAGTCTGCGGGTTTGCTGATGGTTCTGGATCTGCTGCATTACGAAGTTGGTAGATACGTCGCGCGCGGCGCCTTGAAGGAAAAATGCTAAATTCAGGGCGCATCAACCGCTATAACCATATAAGGAGACTGTAATGAACTGGTTCATCACTCGAGTTGAGCTTCACGGGGCCGATGAAAATGACTATCAACGGCTGCATGAAGAAATGCAGGCTCGGCTTTTCATCAGAGCTGCCCGCGAAAACAACGGCACCTTGCTGCAATTGCCGACTGCAATGTATTTCTCTCAATCGAATCAGCTGCGCGCGGCGGATGTGGAAACGCTAGCCGCTCAGGCCGCTGCGGCAACTGGATGCAGATTTTGGACTTTTACGTGCATGACACCAGAGTGGGCTGCACGCAATCTGCCGCCAGCGTGAATGCAAAAAGCCCGCGAGGCTTTGACCTGGCGGGCTTTGGTTGGTATTGCGGTGAGTCTGGCGAAATCGTAGAGGCTTTGTCGCAAAAAAGCAAGAACTTTTCGCGCTCAATCGCAGGCCAGTAAAGGCGCTGCGCTATCACTCACGTCGGCAGATTCGTCGGCTACATATTCCTCCGTTTCGACGACGCCCTGGGCTTTGAATTTCGGATCCAGCCGCGCGATTGCCAGCGCCTCGATCGCCGAATAATGCTTGCGCATCCATAGCGCGGCGCGCTGCACTGAATCCTTCGTCAGCTTGAACTCGTCGGCGAGGTCGCGAAGCGAGAGTTCATCGCGCCGGCGCCGCGGCAGATAGTGGCGCGCGGTCAGCTTCGAACAGGGCTTTAGACCGAGACCGCAACTTCGCCGCGCGTGAAGCGCGAGTCGCACGACGCCGCGCTGCTGATCCTCGCCGATACCGAAGCGAGCGAGTAGGGCGGCTGATTCGGTAGACGGTAACCTGTCGCGAGCCGCCGCGACGATCATAGCGCACTGGCCGCGCACCTCCATTTGGCTCAGCCCTCCGAAGTCCACGGTGCCAGAGCGCTCGCCCCTGAGCTGTTCAAGCCAAACTTCTTGGCGCTTGGTCAGATTCGGTGCCTGCTCAAGTACTTGAATCAGGAACTGCCGGAATTTGTTCTCGCCCATCGCCGGTACCGACAGGATGAGGAACGAAACGTGAAGGGCCTGTTCTGTGCTTTGGAATATCGCGTTCACTTGGGTTCCTCGAGGGTGTATAGCTTGCAGCGCTTTGTTTCTTCGATGCGCAGCGCGGCAGGGCGCATCCTTTTCTTGCAGGCGACTTCCGGGCCGCCAAACGGTGATTTGAGAAGGAGCGAGCACCCTTTACAGGTGCCGCGCTCGCGAGAGATCAGAATTTCGAGCGGGTCTTTGTTGCGCTCGTGCCGCGGATCGCCATAGCGTTCGACGTGGCGCCTCAAGCGTCCTCCTCCCCCGTGACGCCGAGAAATCGGTATTCGACGCGGCCGGACTCCAACTCAGGCTGCTCGAATGACTGCGCGATGTCCCAGAATGTTGCGTCGCCATTCTTCACAACCTCCGCGCCGGGGCAGGTGGGTGCGCGCCACCAAGCGATTAGCTGCTTCAGCCAGCGAATCATCGGCGCACCTCCAGCAATCCGCGCTCGGCGAGCGCGATATAGGTCTTCGCAACCATCTCGAACTCGAAGGCGCGCCGCT